AGACCAAGCTATGAACAGCGATCAGTATGACGCTGGCGTAAATGACTATCCAGAACCTAACAGACCCAAGACCTCTAAAGGTACGGATCCCTACGGTCGCGATGAGTCAGAGACAAAGATGCCCACTGAATCCGAAGAAATGCCGGATGACGAAGTGTTTGCTGTTAGCACAGTGAACGTTATGTCCGATGGTTCAATGCGTGTTCTCCGCACAAAGTCTTCTGATGCTCGTGCTAAGTCTGTGAGTGTGCACAATGTGCTTTATTCAGAAGGTCCTCAAGCCGATGAAATGACTACTGAAGATGGTGTAACAACCGCTAAGAAGTCAATGAAGGGCAGCAAGATGGTTGAGCATGCTGAGTATGATCAAGGCGAAGGCGGTGGCGGTAGCCTTGAGTCTCTCCGTGTGGAGATTGGCGATGGTAAAAAGTCCAAAAACAAGCAACTGATTCCAGGTGCTATGGATGACACTGACACCCCTGGACAAATCGTCGGTCCTGATGGTGCCTATGCTGAGTCCTACCGTGGTGAGAAGAAGTCTACAAGCAAGCAGCTCACACCTGGTGCAATGGACGAAACTGACGTAGCTGATGAAACCGTTGGCCCTGATGGCGCTTTTGGTGAATCTCTTGAATCCCTTCGCGTAAATATTGGTGACGGCAAGAAGTCAAAAGCTCGTCAGCTAACCCCTGGCGCAATGGACGACACTGACACCCCTGACGAAACTACTGATAAAATTTCCGGTAAGACTTATTCGGAAGAGCATGGTGAATGTGGTGGTGGGAAGAAGAAAGACCCTTACACAAAGACAGGGTTTGGTTCTACCTATGAAGAAGACATGGGCGATGAGGACGAAGCCGATTACAATGAGATGGATTACGGAACAATGAGTTCTGGTAATTCTGCTCGCGCAATCGGTTACCCCACACAAATGTTTGAAGAACTCAAGCGTCTCAAAGAAGAGCATGCTGAGCTTCAAAAAATGTACATGGAAGAAAAAATCACTTCCCGTCGCAACAAGATTGCCTCCTTTGTGGAAGCTCTTTATGACGAAGGTCGCCTAACTGATGGTGTAATGCCTCAGGGTGAGCTTCAGCATTATTGCGAAGGTCTTGAGTTTGGAACCATGGAGTTTGCGGAAGGTGAGACAGCTGCTTCAAAACTGTTGAGTCTACTGAGTAAACTTCCTCCAATGGTTTCCTTTGGTGAAGTTACTTCTGGTGGTACTTTCCAGTATGCCGAGGAAGATCTAGATCCACATGCACGTGCATTGAAGATCGTTGAAGAATCCGAAGGCAAAATCGACTACGTTGAAGCATTGAAGAAAACAATGTTCGCCTGAGTATAAAATGGACCTTCTAAGTCTAGTCAGCCTAGTAACTAAACGAAGGTCTGATTACATTAGTCAAGCAAAAGACCTGGCCAAAAAATACAAAAATCTAGCCACTCTGGAAGATCAGATGGTGAACCAAGCAAAACTACTCGTGGCCGGGTTTCGAGACAAGCTTATGAGGTGGGAGGAGTACGAAAGAACTCTTATCGACAAAACTCTCACCTCTGCACTTGCTGCTGTAATCCTAGGGGTCGGTGAAGATAAAACCGACAAAAAAATAGAAAAGGCGTGGCCTATCATCGTTGGTGATATGTTACCGCCACTCACAAAGTTTTTGGCAGAGACCAAGGAATATATTGACAACGGAACACTTCGACTCGGAGATCAAACACTTGATTTCAGAGATTATAACCTTCGGGGTGTAGTTCCAGGAGCAATAGATCTTGATACTGATGTGATTGAAGGGATCAATCCAGCTGAAGATGGTACCCTTGAAGCAGTTCAGAGAAAAGCCCAAGGTAGGTCATGGCCGTCTCTCTTTAACCGTGTAGTTCAATACATTGCTAATCCTACTTTTTCTTTCTTCGGGCTCGGTGAGTATATGAAGATGGAAGACTTAGGTTACAAAGAGATGAGACGTTTAGCACACCGAGACAAACGTGTGTGCATCGACTGCAAAAAGTTCGGGGAAATGGGATGGCAACCTATGGGTTCTCTACCAATGCCTGGGAAAGGTTGTCGGTGCTATGCTCGTTGCCGCTGTGAAATTGAGTACCAATAGGGTAAAATCAAGTACACTTATCTAGGTAGAAAACAAGTCCTAGAGCAAACAAAACACATTTGAAGTCCATTTACTAAAGGCTAATACTATGGCAACTAATGCCGCTCCAATCTATGGCAAACAGTTCATCCGTTATGCGGAGACCTGGGAAGCCCCTGTTAACAACCAAGCCGGTGCTATCGGTGTTGTAGAAATCGGTGAACTCCGCGCTGTTTCATACGCCACCTGGGCTGGTCCTAACTACGCCGCTGCTGGCGATGCTTTCAACCCTGCTGCTGCTCAGTCTACTATCGCAGGTGTTAACCAGGCTTACATGCCTACCGCTTTGGCTCAACCTCAAACTGCCCGTCAACTGACTGTGGCTACTTCAGGTTTGCTTTTGCTCGAGAACGACCCCGCTTCTCCTTTCACTAGCGCCAACCTGAACGCTGTTTTGGCTATCAACGCTGCTGGTCAAGCTCGTCTTGGCGGTACAGCTGTTACCCTTGATGGTACAACTCCTCGCATCCGTGAGATCGTGACCATTGGTGGTCGTGACCTTGTGCTTGTTTCCTTCGCCTGATTTTTAATCTGGCTAACTTGGCTGGGCGCTCGTAGTTGTTAGGCTCATAGCTTAGAGAGACGTGGGTTAAGTCCCAGCCCTGTGTATACACATTTGAAGACAACGTTTTAATTTCGGAGACTTACTCCCATGATGAACCTGCAACAAACCTATGCAGGTGTAGATCCAATTCTGACTACACTTGCCCAAGGTTTCATGCTTCCGGCGACAAATATCGCCAACTTTATTGCCCCCGTTGTAGACACCCCTACTCGTGCTGGACGCATTTTGCGTTTCGGTAAAGAGCAGTTTGCTATCAACGACTTCCGTCGTGCATATGGTACGAACATTCCTTATGTTCAAAGCCGTTACGACTCGGAGCCTTATGCTCTTGAGCAAGAAGTCGTGGCTTGGGAACTTCCTGAAGAAGTTATCGAGAACGCTGGCGAAGGTCCTGCACAAGTAGACCTGCGTGCGATTGAAACTCGCAACGCAATGTCACGCTTGATGAATGCTTACGAGTATTCAGTTTCTCAGGCCATTACAGTTGTTCCTGGCTACAACCCTTACGAAGATCCAACTCCTGCCGCTGGTTCCCAGACTGGTTTGGGCTTCCTTACTTGGACTACTTTCAGCACTGCTTACGGTTCTGCCGCTGGCCCTGCTGCTTGGTCTTCTGCTACTTCTAACCCAATCGAAGACGTACTGAGCCTCAAGCGTTCAGTTGCTAACCAGATTGGTATTCGTCCTAACTCGATGGTTCTTGGAACCGCCGTGTTTGACCAACTGCTGACCAACCAGGCTATTCTTGAGCGTATCAAGTATACAACTGCTGACAGCATTGACACCGACATGCTTGCCCGTTACTTCGGACTTGAGCGTGGTTTGCGTGTGGCTGAGGGTCGTTATTTGGCTGATGACGGAACTCTGCAACCAGTGTTCCCAGAGAACGGACTTCTCTTGTTCTACAGCCCAAATGGTCCTAGCGATTCCGTAATGCCTGCTGGTGGCGCTAATGCTGCAACACCTGCTTTCTCTTACACTTACCAGTTGACTGGTACTCCTGCTGTTCGCCCTGAGTACTACATTCGTGAGCGCCGCGTCGTTCGTGCAGAAATCACTGTTGAGCGTATCATTAACCTGGTTGGCCTCGGCGCAACTGGTGCTATTGGTTCGGGAGCTATGGTCACCAACATCCTATCCTGAGAAGGTAGGTATACTAAGGAGGTGTTTTCATGGCTATTCTGCGTCCATTAACAAAAGCGCAATACGTTGTATCGTTTACTGCGCTCGGAGGACCTACTTTTACAGCGGTCTTCACAAAATTTAGCGGTATCAATGACAGTGCAGAGACAAGTCAGTACGCCAACGGAACAGGTAATCGCCTGTACCACGTAAGTGGTCCCCGTACGTGTGATGATGTAACTCTCGAAGGTCCATATGATCCCACAATCTTCAAAACTCTAGAACAGTTTTGGCTTGATTACAACTGTAACCCTGTAACTGTTACCATTACCCCAACCGATTGTGTCGGTGAAGGTTCGGCAGTTGGTGGTGGTCAGTACATCTGTTATGAATGTCAGTTCATGAACATTACTACAGCAGATGTTGATCGTGAGTCAGGAAATGTTCAGACGATTGAGGTTGGTTTCACCGTGAACTACTGGACACGCGATTGATAAACAACTCAGTTTAATTAATGACCTCAGCTTCGGCTGGGGTCTTTTTGTATCTAGGGTAAAACCAGTTAACATAAGGGCATTCTAGTCGTATGGCAAAAACGACATTTTCTAGCGGCGTAATAGTTACGTCAGCTTGGCTAAATGGGGCTCAACAAATTTTCTTCGATGGGCAAGACCTTGACTGGCATTATCCCCCTCTAGGTCTTAACTCATTTGTAATATCTGGACCAAATGGTTTAGACGCTCGATACGTCACTCTTGGTACTGAGCAACCAACGGTTGTAGCCGGAGTTTACCAGTCGGGTATTCCAATCAGCGGTAGTAAAGTTGTAACTGGTCCTTGGAGTTATGGATATAACCCCCTCTTGGTTGGGAATCCTACAAACATCATATCCAATGCACCAAAAAGTTTTACAACAAACGACAAATACGACAATGCTGGGGGTGCCCCCGCACCGACAGTGCCTCAAAGATGGGCAGCACTTGATGATGAAGACTTGATTACAAAGAAAATAGTCGGGGAATGGGTTGAGTATAATCTAGACACACTTGAGGTTAATAATGGTGTGTATGCTTCCTCGACTACACCTGGCTGCAATAACTACGAAGGGGGATCTGTTACCCCATGTCCTCTCTAAGAAGGTAATACAATGCCGAGGTATAGTCCCCTCCCATCAGTAAGTTTAGATCCTCGCAATGAAGCTGAAATAGTTCAAGCTGCATCTCAAGTTGTCTATGAGGCCAGCAACCAAACCCTAAATGATTTCTCCCTCGGAAACCCACTTTCCGCTTTAATTCAGGGACAGGCTTTTGCTCAAGGGGAGTTTCTTTTCTGGGCTGATCAACTCCCGCAAGAAATTTTAGTAAAGTGGATAGGACCCTTTCTCGGTGCAATGCGTCGCCTTGGTACTTCCTCGGTTGCGCAACTTGTCGTAACTATATTTCCAAGTAATACGGACACAGTTATCCCAACTGGTACAACTTTTACAAGTAACTTCAACGCTACTTCCGGTGAGTCGATATCATTTGTAACTACTTCCGTCTATATAATACCAGCAGGCGAATCGTCAATAAGCGTTAATGTTGCCTCTCAATACGTTGGAAGTCAGTACAACTGTGCTGCGAACACAATCACAGGGTCCCCTGCAATTGGTATTCCCGGTTTAACAGTTACAAACCCTCAACCAGCAGTTG